TGCTGTACAAAAGCAGTTGTTATTTGATTTGACATATTGTCATCTCCATTAGTTAAGTTTAATTTAATTAAACGAATGGATTTTCCACAACGTGGATCTATTCTAGAATTTTACATCTTCGTAGATGTTTGTCTTTTCCAAATGCCAATAGGGTCTAAAAGATTATCCTAATGATTTGCTCTATACATCAGTTAACTGCTGACGTAAAGCGAAAACTTCTTGTACAGCTTTATCATGGTTTGGATGTGTTTTATTCCAATATGCAGATCCTGGCGCTTGTAATTTAGCTATTTCATTCTCTATTTCATTAGGAGTTAAATAGTTTGGACCAGCTTGTCCCACAAAACTATCTTCACCTACCATATCAGCTAATTGAGCAAATGCTTTAACAACTTGAGGATGATCACCTAATTTAGTGCCATTTTCTAAGTTCATATTTAAAACATCTTCACCAACATATTGTCTAGCAAGTTGAGATGCTTTAGTTATTTTTTGTTCAAAAGCTCTACCATATTCTTTACGAAGAACCTGTTCGCTTTCAACACGTGCTGTTTCAGCAGCTGCATCTAAACTTTTTAAGTTTTCTTGCATAATGTCATTATAAAATTTAACAACACCATCTGCTTGTTGTGGTAATAAACCAAGTTTATGAGCTTGTTGTGAAAAAACTTTTAGCGCATTTTCATCAATGGTTGTATCTTCGCCAATATTATATTTATATTCTTCGGCTGATTTGGGTCTACCTAGTTTATCAAAAACTACATTCCAATCTTCCTCAGTTGCATGTTTATTAGGTAGTGGTATTTTTTCTACACCAACTAATTTTTGCGCATGAATATAACTTTTAGCTAAACTATTAATATCTTTAATAGGTGCTAAAGATTTATCTGCTCTGATATCTTCTGCTAAACCAGCTCTCCAATCTGCGGCAGCTTGTTCAACTACACTTGTAACATTATTATTTACCGGAGAAGTCTCTGGACTTCCAGATGGTTGAACTGCTTGTTCCACCACTCCCTGTTGATCACTCATTATTTCCTCCATTTTTTTTGTTGATCATTGATTTAATAAATAGATAGACAGATCTTTGTCCCTCTAAATATGCGCTCTCATAACTATCTCCTTTAACAAAAGTAGTTACGTTAGCATTACATCTTCGCTTTAGATCTTCAAGAACTTTTTCTCCATTCTCAGATCCAAAACAAATCTTATAATCTGTTACTAAATTTTTTATATCTTTATTCACTTATCGCTTTTAATGCAGGAGCTGCTTTACCGGCTGCTTCAGCAGTTTGTAAATCTTGTTGCATCTGCATTTGTTGTTTTTGCATTTGTTCTCTTTGCAAGCGAATTTGTTGTACTTCAGTATCTGATTTCATAACCTTAGCAGGTATTCCTAAAATATCCTGTATATATTTTACTAAACCATTTACGTCTATGTGATCAAACACAGGAGCTATGTTTTGTAAAGAACCAAATATTTCAACACCTCGCATGATTGAGGATAACTCTGAAGTCTTCTGAGCTTTAGCTAATGGCGATACATATTCTATTTCAATATCTTGATCTCCTAAAAACTCAGGAGGTTTTGGAAGTTTTTTATTTCTTAATAGAATATTGAAAGCTCTTGTAATTAATGGTTGTAATAATTCTGATTGTAGTCTGCCAAGCACTGGACCCAACAATCTCATTTTTTCTTCTGTTCTTTGTAATACTTCTGTTGCAGTCATTTGTGGACCAGTTGATGTCATAAGTTGATCAACGAAAAAATTCTCTCTAATTGCTTTACGTCTTTGCTCTTCCATATTTAAACCTAATGGATTGTTAGCTCCAATATTCATTGGTTCAATTTTATCTCTAGTTCCAGCTCTATAGTAATTTAATCCTCCAGGTATGGTTCTTATTGGTAAAAGAAAACCATCATCAGGTACAAGCAGCGGAGGATCTATTTGTTTTTGTGCAGCTCTAATAGTTGTTTTAGACATTGTATTTAACATCTTAACATCTGCCAAAGCATTCATTGCAGGTGATCTTCCATAAATTTCATTAGATGCTTTTAAGTATCTAGGTACAACATAAGGGAACTCTTCATAACCACCTTCTTTTAAAACAGCTCCACTATCTGGATCTACGTAAACTGAATAATAAGGTTTACCTTTATTTCCTTTTGCAATTTTAAATTCTTCATTTGGCATTACTAAATGTAATATTGGAACTTCTTCGTATGGATATGATTTAGCTTTATCTTTTAAATTTTTAGGTAAGTTTTGTTCGCCAAATTTTAATGATACTGTTCTGGCTGGTAGATAAAATTTTCTAAGCAAACTATCTACCATACCTCTTTCATCTTCGGTGATAAAAATTTCTGCAATATAAATAGTTCTAAATCTTAGATCGTCATTAACATCTTCTTCAATCAACATTGCTGCTGTACCAAAAGAAATTAAATCGTGGTATAGTTCAAATATTTCTTGTTGAAAATTTGATGCTGAAAAAACTTTGTACATAACATCTGTACAAGACTCTAACCATTCTTTTGCTTCATCATCTTTATCAAGATCTGTATTACGATATCTTAAATAAAAAAATGGTGATGCAATATTAGTTAGCATTCCATGTAATGATGCTGACAATAATTCTAAAGAATGAATTGCTGTACCATCAAAAATTAGTTCGTGTCTTTTGTCTCCCTTAGATCTTTTTTTTGTAATGTCTGCTTTTCTTGGCATCATGTAATCAGCAACTTCTTGCCAATGCTCTTCCCAAGTTTGACGTTGAGTATTCAAACTTTGGTATCTATCTAATACCAATTTTGCTTTTGGATTCATTGCCATATTATGCGCCTAATAAAGTTTTAGTTGAAAGAGTAGTCTGATCGCTTACACCAGATGGAGATGTAAGTATAGTCATAGATCTACCTTTTCTTTTTGCTTTTAATAATCTTGATGTTTCTCCTTGCTCAACTTCTGCCTGAGTAGGTGATGATAAAGGTTGTGGTTTCGGAGCATCTACTTGTGGAGCTGCTGCTGCAGGTTTTGCTCCTCCTCCAAAAAGTGGTGCTATTATTTTTACTGGATTTGCTCCTCCCATATTAACTTCCTAATAATGTTTTTTTAGACACTGATGCTTCGTCAGCAACTCCAGAAGATGAACTAAGAACAGTTGCTGATCTTCCTTTTCTTTTTACTCTTAACAATCTTTTTGTTTCACTTTCTTCTTTTGCTTCCGCTTGTTTTGTTTCTTCAGCAGGTTTTTCTAAACTTTTTTTATATTCTGCTGCACCTTCTTTCATTCCAGAAGAAGCTCCTTTCATTAATCCTTTTAATGGCGCCATAACTCCACCCATATTATTCTCCTAGTAAAGTTTTCTTCTGTAAAGTTTCTTCTTCTGTTAATCCTTCTGGACCAGTTAAGATTGTAGATGATCTACCTTTACGTTTACGTTTAATTTCAGCTTGTTCAGCAGCAACTTTTGCTTTTCTTTCTTCATCATCAAAAGCAGGTGGCGGCGCTGGTGGTGGCGGAGGTGGCGGCGGCGCCGGAGCTTTAGGCATTAAAAATCCCATCGCTATTCTCCTAAAAATTTTGTTAAGTTTTGTAACATGTTAAATCCATATTATATTATTTGCCATTGGTAAATACTTATTTAGAAAAGATCTTATACTCAGAATCTGTAGCTCTAGGCATAGACGTACTCTTTGTTAAAACATCATTAACTGATAATGCTAAATATCTAAAAGCATCGGCTGCATGCGATGACCAGGCATGTACAGGTTTACTATGAAATATCTTCATCTTTTCATTATATTTCCTATGATAATGTCTTAATGCATCAACTAAATGTTTACAATTATCCATGTCAATCCAGCATCTAGGTAAGATCATTTTAGCGGAATGGATCCCATCTTCCAGCGGCAGTTTCGGCAAAATTTTAAAATTAATACCTAGCTGATAAGCAACATCTCTTCTAGTCTTGCCAGAAGAAAATTCAGTAACTTCTATATCATGCGGTGCATAATGAGTTTTATAAAAATAATCTTTCTTGCTAACAATATCGCAATAGTGGGGTAAACCTTCTTTGTTGTTTTCGTAGTAATCTATTATATGAATTGCAGCTCCAATTTGTTGGTAGAATATTATAGCTGTAGAATCTCCAACTCCAATATCCCAAGATGTATTAACTGGGAATGCCGGATTGTAAGGAACTCTAGTTAATTGTTTTTTATCTTCTAAATCTTTAATAATAGATCCGAAAATAGATCCTGATATATTTGCTATCCAGGAGCATTCAAATTCTTGTTGATATTTTTCTTCTCCCATTTGCTCTCTTGCAGCTTTTAATTCTCCTTCATCAACTATGTTTGTTTTGGATGCTGGAGCTGTATAAGCAAACCAATCATCATGGGTTAATGCATACTGATATAATTCATAAAACTGATTTGACATTCCGGCAGGTGTTCCAATAAAAACGCACCATCCTTTTCTGTCGGATAGGCAGGGTCTAAGAACTTCATTCCAAAGTGTTGGATCTATTTGCGCCATCTCATCGCAACAAGCTCCATCTAAAAATATACCCCTAATGCTATCAGGTGTTTCAGAAGATAGCAGGGTTATTCTAGCGCCATTGGGTAGATCGCATCTCAATTCTGTTTCGTGAAATCTAACTCCAGGAATAACACCGGCATATTGTTTTAAATAATCCCAAGCAATGTTTTTCGCCTGGCGATATGTTGGAGCGATGTAGGCATATCTCGGATTCTTTTTTGTGTTTAGCAGTGCCTCAATAAGTAAATGATTAATTAACATTACTGACTTGCCGAATCTTCTATGACAAGCAAGTACAGAAAATCGGAACTCTTTTAGCTTTTCATGCAGCTCTTTTTGCTGGGGTCTAGGATCGTAGGGTATATCAACTATCATTAGTGTATCTTTGGCATATCAGAAATATCATCTATTTTATGATAATCAATTCCAATCTTTTTTAAAATCTTATTTGCGAATTTATCCATGTGATCGTTATCCTGGAATCCATTAAAATGAATTACCAAAGAACCAGAATCTTCATTTACAAATAACAAAGCTGTAATTAATGCGTCATCTTGTTTAGACATGGTGATCGTGTGCCTGTGTGTGTGAAATTCCCAATATAGATATAAATAATTTTGGCGCCAGGAAATTGGGGTATACCCCCCAAAATGTTCTTGGTTTGTTCGCTAAATTCCAGGCAATACAACCTACACTGCATTTCCGATAATTAACAGTTATCACCCATGCACTGCAACATACTGCTTTTATTACTAACGATAACTTAGAGGTTATCACTAGCAACCTGTAATTGTGTAGCAATAAACCGCATAGAATATAGAAAGAACTCCATAACGCGCGCGCAAGACTGTGTGCCAATGTATACATTAACCAACTATTCCACATTATCAGCATCAACCTGTATTGTTTTCTTAACCTCTCCACCCCAACGTATTGTGATTGTGTTATCTTGTTTAATCTCTTGCTTAGACTTCTCACCAAAGATATCTGATATTAGTTTACTCACCATCCAACGTACGTGCGTTAACTTCTCTCGCCAATACATCATCTCCTGATTACTCTTGGGGTTTGCTAACTCTTCGTTAATCTCATCAAGCAAAGTGAATGCACCAATCCTTCTTGCTTTCATTACTGTTAAATAAATCTTATCGTCTTCACGCATCCATTTGTAAACTGTAGATAAACTTGGCATAGTTTTATCTTTACAAATTTTAGTGAGTGGAATCCCCTTCTCTAACTCAGTAGAGATTTTATCAAGTGTTATTAACTGTTGAGCTGTCTTCTCCTGGATCTCGCTGCTTAATGTATTTTGCTCTGAGTTCATCTTCAGTTAAATGTTTTAAAAACTTTAAGTTACGTAATGCTTTGAGTTTACCTTCAATCGT